ATTGATTTTTACGTGTGTGATAGTACAGAAAATAACTCACTCACATCCGGTGTTACTCATAACCTTACGCTAGAATCAGGGAAAGTTGGAATGAACGGAGTCACTGAACCAGATGCACCTTTACATATAAATGCGAGTAGTACAGGGACAGGGCCTTCTTCGAATGGTATTTACGTTCGCCAATCCAATAATAATAAAAATGCAGTAATAGCCGCACGTGTAAATGGTAGTGGTAGTGGAAACCCATATGTTTCGTGGGATATAGAAGGAGTATCTGGTTGGTCCGCGGGTATAGATAATAGTAATGGTGATTGTTGGGACCTATGTGAAAATTGGGATTTAAACTCGTCTTCGGGTAACGTTGTAGCACAAGCCATTCGCGGTTCTGGGAGAACTAAATTTATAGTATACGAACAGTCAGGAAGTACAACAGCTGATTCGAATTGGCCATCTTGGGGTGGTGGGTTTGCTACTTGGGATATTTTGTGTATGAGTATATCTTATTCGGGGTTAAGTCAAAGATCCGATAGAAATTTAAAGGATAACATCGTAGATATACCCGTTGGTTTGAGTCAAATTCTTCAATTACGACCTGTTAGATTTACATGGAAAGATGTACCCGATGGTGGTCCGCATTATGGTTTAATTGCACAGGAAGCCGAACCTATAATTCCAGAACTCGTCAGGAATGACGGAGACAATAACACGTATCGCATTAAACAGGAAATTGTACCTATACTCATAAAAGCAACGCAAGAACTTAACACTAAAGTAACAACACTCGAAACCGATAACGCGTCGTTAAAAACACAGGTTGCAACCTTAGAAACACAAGTCACTAATCTATTAGCGCGCGTAACGGCTTTGGAAAACGCATAATAATTAAAAAAAAAACAAAATCACATTTACCATGCTGGGACAAACAGGATGGTAGATGGTTTAGTCTCACTTTTTACCTGGAAGTGAATCCATGACCGCGAGTGCTATAACACCCGCTATAAAGAACATTACAACGTAATTACATTCGGTATCGTCTTCACCCAAAATGTTACGTTTTTTACGTTTGACAACCTGGGGTTTGGCGACCACTTCCTGACGCTGGGGTCTTTCAATAGGATCTTCGTCTAAAGGACAATACCCTATCATTTATACTATTGTTTATAAATTAATTTCGACCGACTTTTTCTTTTTCCCACCACCCCGTTTTGACTTGGTCTGGGTAACTTTAACTTCACGAACTTCACTATCACCGTCGTCTTTTTCGTTCTTGGAATTTTCTACATCAGTCTCGGCTATATCCGACACATCATCTTCAACGTCACCGGTTTCCGTAATTGGTGGTATACTGGTTGTACTCATAGAAGGTTGTGGTGGCATCATAATGTTACCCATGAGACTCGAAATGTCTAAACCCGGTCCCTGCATTTCGCGTCTCCCGTTAGCATCCACGGTTTCCGTAGCCTGTTGTTGGGATTTAGGAACCGTATTCTGAACCGCTGACATCATATTCTGAACAAGTTCGGGGTTCTGTTTAATCACATCGTTCATATTTGGCATGACCGATTTAAACATACTATTCGTAAGATGGAACATCATAGCTGAACCACCAAGCATCATTATAAGTTTAATCTCGGGTGCGACTTGCATTTTTGTTCTATACTTGACGTACAGTTCCTCAAAAACTTCATCGTAATCCTCGACGTTTTCCATGACGTTCTCTGACCAACCATCGAGTTGGATTTCGAACGGGTTATATTTTTTGTTCATAAACTCAAGGCCTGTTGTACAAGCAATAAGCATACGTCTCGAAAACTTTACCGATTTATCTACATCAATACTATACGTAATTCGCTTAACTTCAGTTCTAAGTTCGTCTATAGGAGAATACGCGTTTAAACGTTTATTCACCGTGAACCCTTTCTTTTCTAACCGACCGAGTTTGTTTACGAGATCGGCTTTTTCTTCATCTATTGTTTTATATCCAGGCATTGGTTTCTCTTCTTCCATATACATACCACCGCCTCCTCCTGTATCACCACCTTCGTAGCCGTACCCGGGGTTAGGATCTTCGTATTCACCGTAATCCATAGGTTCTTCTGGTGGTGGTACGGAAGGTGGATTTTGTTTATTCGGGTTCGCAAAAGAATCTATATCTTCCTGGAAAGTTTGTGCTTGAGGAGGTGTAAATTGTGTTTTCATAGGTTTTGGCATTTGTTTTTTCACAGGCTGAGGTCTTGGAATATCAATCTCAATCTCGTTCATGAGTGCCTGTTCGCTATCATCTAATTTCATAACATTTGTGTCACCTCGGTTTAAAATGATCTCTCCGTCCATTAATCTTTATATTGAAACTATTCTAATTTCTTTAACGCACTTTATAAAAAAAATGTATGTTCAATACAAATGAAACTCAACTCTACAAACAAGAATACTCTCAAGGCGATCGCGATCGTCTTCTTAATTTTGTGGGCATTCACATACTTGCGTACCAGCAAGTACCAGCCCGTCGACGTCGAAACGTCCGATGAAGGTTCCCTCTTCGACCTCCCATCCACGGAAGAATGTCTCAAGGATTCGTACTACTCGGATAGCCGAGGCGGTGTTTGCGGCGGTCAAAAGTTGGTCGCGGCGCAAGCGGGGTACAAGATGAAGTAAAATCTCCAGTATATATAAATGGCTTTAGTGACTAGTCAATCCACTTTACCCGATTTCGAACACGAGTATCACACGGTTATCGTTGATAGTTATGACCAAGATAGTAATAGTGTATTTACAGTTTTTCTCCCAAACCCGCTTGAAAATATAGTTCAAGCCCAATTACTCACCGCAAATTTAAGAGTTGGTTCAGGTACAAGAATAGTCCACCTCTCAATTAATGAACTCAATACAAATTTCAGTCAACGCGCTACAAAAGAAGTTAATGGACAAGCCTCTCAGCAGGTTTTAAATAGAAACTTTGGTTCTATCATTAATTCAAGTGGAACTACTGGACTAAACTTATACTTCAAAAACGAGTATCCTGTAATGCAACAGTACATTAATCCTATACGTAAACTCGATAGATTAACAATAACACTGCGTGACGGAGATGCAACGGGTTTCGCAACTGGTGCAGATTCGTTTTTCGTTTTTAGATTCGTTTGCAAAAAAAGAAATTTACCCTACTAATTATTTCAGGGCGTCTCGTACGTATAATTTAAACCTCTTATTAATATAAATGTCTTCTGGTATTGTTCAACTCATAGCTATTGGTGCTCAAGACGAACACATTATGGGTAACCCGGAAATATCATTCTTTAACTCAACTTTTAAAAGACACTCTAATTTTTCACAATCCGTCGAAAAGCAAACGATACAGGGAGCTGTGAAAAATAATTCAATGTCATCAGTAAAGTTCCCGCGTTCGGGTGATTTACTCGGGTACACGTATTTCACACTTGATAATAATACGAAATCGCTCGATTACCAAGATTGGTCCCAACTTATAGACCATGTCGAATTACTTATTGGTGGCCAGGTCATTGATACACAAGACGCCATTTTTACAGAAAAAATTGCCATTGATACGTTCGCAACAAACGTTTCTAAGAGTTCTAACGGTACACACCCAGGGGTAAGTGCACGTTCATACTTCTACCCTCTAAGGTTCTTCTTTTGTGAAGGTCCACAGTGTGCTTTACCTATAGTCGCTTTACAGTATCACGAGGTCGAAATACGTATCCATTGGGGTTCACAAGTCGATGGGCATAACGTCGAGTGTTATTCCAACTACTATTTCCTCGATAACGAGGAACGTGGGAATATTGTTTCGCGTAACCATAACCTTCTCATTACCCAAGTCCAAAAGAGTATACCGTCTCATAGTCTTACACAGGAACTTGTTTTCAATCACCCCGTCAAGTATATAGCATCTTCAGATACGACCGTCGAAGGTGCTTTAACATCCCCAAGTAATAAAGTTAAAATCGAGATTAACGGACTCGATTTAAGTGGGTTCAGGTTCGGGAAACCACACTTCATGGAAATACCAAACTATTACCATACCCAGTTCGTCACGTCCCCCGATTTCTTTTTATACTGTTTTTGCCTATCAACGAGTTCGCTCCAGCCGACAGGAACGCTCAACTTTAGTCGATTAGACTCAGCAAAGATACACAGTGAATCCGTAAACATAACCGACCCTATATATGCCGTAAACTATAATATTCTCAGGATCGAAAATGGTATGGCCGGTTTATCTTATGCAAATTAAAATACATACTTATATTAATATGGTTAAAAACATACCTACCATCGAACGGTCTACCAAAATCCGGTTTGGTAAACACGTTTCAGATAGTCAAGCTGAAAATACCATAGTTTTCAATGCTTCGGATACAGCCGTTAATGCGACAAACACGGGTTCCATATATATGGCACCGCTCCGCGTTGCTGAATTAGCAGGTTCTAACCTTGTAGGTTATTCCGCATCGACGAAAGAAATTGTTGATTCGAGTGTTCCTACAACGCTTTTAGGCGGTGTTACTTTACAAGCATCTACAGATCGTGGTAACGTAACTTCAAATACGGTCCAGTTTACAAACGCTATAACATCTTTTGTAGCATCGTCTTTTGTAGGTATTCAAAACACGGCGCCTACACATGCTATTTCGGTAGCCGATAAAGTTTTTATACAGAATGTAAATAGCAGTGACCAAGTTACCGTTGTAGGAAACGTAAGAGCATTACAATATAGAACTACAACCAATAACGCGTTAATACAAGATGGTGGGACGAACAAAATCCAGGTTTCGGGAAGAATACATAGTAGTGAATTAACGACGACTAAAATAGGTTTAGCGAACACCGCACCCGACCATGCTTTAAGTATTGGTAATGAAGGTCAAGTTCAAATGAATGTACCCACAGGTTCTATATACGCGTTAGATACCGTCGGTAACGTAAACGCGCAAAATTACCGAGGCGATTCGTATTACCTTTCGAACCTTACGGTGGAGAATATCGTAAACCAAGGTAACGTTACATCGAATACGGTTCAGTTTACAAACGCACGCACGGGTATTCATACATCGAGTAACGTCGATGTTGGTGGTAATATATTTGTGAGAAACAATACCGATAGTGCAATATACGGTACAATTGCGGGGGCTAATACAATAGCGGGTAGTACTATAACCGCGGATACACAATTTTCAGGCCCGGGTTCGGGGTTAACGAGTATTCCAACAAATCAATTTGCAAGTGGAGCAATTCCCTTTTCCAGTGGTGGTACGGGTCAGTCTAGTTATGCATCCGGTACAATACTTTACGGTAAAGCTTCGGGTGATTCACTCGGACAACTCAACCCCGCGGGTTCTAACGCAGATCTTGGTAAGTTTCTTAAACTCGGGTCTAGTGATATACCCGAATGGGCAGAAGTTCCACTAACTCTTGATGCCGTTCTCGGGTCTACGACCGCAGAATCCGGTGGGTCTATGAGTTTAACAGATACTGGTACAACAATAACGACCCTTGGTAAAATAAAGGCCGCCACGTTCGAAGGGAGTGGTTCGGATATTAACAGTATTAACGCGGCTAATGTAGTACAAGCTGCAGGTAGTACGCTCGCAACATCTGTTTTACCTACCGTACCCGTAACCAAGGGTGGTACAAATTTAAGTTCAGTCACTGCCGGTGATATACTCTATGCAAGTAGTGATGATACAATAGCGGGACTTGATAAAGGGACAGGAAATCAGGTTTTACAAATGAAATCAGATGCAACTTTACCCGAATGGACAACAACAATAACAAGCGCTACACTCTCCGGTCCATCATTAACCGGTGACATTACAACGCAATTAGATGCTCACCGTATTATATTTACGGATACGAGTAAAAAATTAGTAACAGACTCAAAACTCCAATTCGACGGAGACGATCTCTTTACAATAGGTTCAAATGTTGAAATTACAGGTAATTTACACGT